GCACTTTCAAATGTCCAACGAGCTTGTAACTTACGTGTCTTAGCTTCAACAGCTTGCTTTAAGATCTGGATGGAGATCTGCTTACCGCCTGTGCCTTCCATTGTAGCTGTATTGTTACCGGTATAACCAGTAGCAGTAGTAGTACCCTGGGGAACAGTTGAATATGCTGTGGCGATGGTAAATGGGCTTAACGCTTCTTGACCAGCTGTTACACTTGTAGCTGCTTGACTATTGTCAGTTAAACTCTGTGCATAACGTACACGTAATGTATGGATCTGACTGACAGGACCAGTCATTGGCTGTACGCCCACTAATTCGTTGGCGATAACGGTTGGCATCACACGACGGATCACTGGAAGAATTACACGATTAAGTGTGGCAATGTTACCTGAAGCTGTACTACCTGAAGTAGCGTTCTCTTTCAAATACTTGCGTGTGTTTTCTAGGATTACACTCATCGAGTTGCGTTTAGCGCCATTTAAGCCTTCTAGTAACGCACCTTTGGTTTCACCCCAACGGCTTTCTAATAAATCTTGTGACATTTAAGTCTCCTTTGTCTTTTTTTTACAGCCCTGCCAAACGCTTTAAGTCAATAACGTTGCTAGTTGTGTCGTCAACGCTATCGTGCTCTTGGCCACGGGCAGATTTATCGCCAGTTACAGTGGTCAATGATTCAGTAATCACTTTTGGTGTTTTTGCTGAACGATTTTCCAATACAGCTGGTAGATACTTTTCAAAAGCGGCCTTTAACCTCGGGGTCTGGACGCTTTCCAATAAATTGCGCATAATCTCTGCTTTTTCTTCGTTTAGAGGACTTAATAGCTCATCTAATGTACTGCTGCGAAGATTGCTTTCTTTGACTATACGTAACTCACGTTCTTTTGATTCAACCAAAACTTTTGCCTTTTGGGTGAATCGGATGGCCTCGGCCAGTTTAAGATCTTTTTGACTGATGACATCATGCAGCTTGCGAACTTCTGCTTTCTCATTGAGATGAGTAGCTCCAAATTCTGCTGAGTATGCTTCAAAAATCCTGCGACCAAAATTGTTCTCACGAGCAATCTGTATGTCTTCTTTTAACTGACCAAGTTCGGCCTTGAGATGATGGCTAACAGCACGAGTCATCTTGGCTGCGGATTCTTTTACAAATCTCTGCTTTAATGACTGTAGTTTTCTACGAGCTTCTGCTACTAAACGTACACGGGCTTCCACCACTTCACGTTTGTCTTGAGCAAATTCTCTGATCTCTTGTGCTAACGCATGAACGATAAAGCCCTGTAATTTCTCTAGGCCTTCATTGTGCGTTTTTCTGTCACGACGTAGTTCGCCGAGTTCTTCTGCCAATTTACTGACCAAAAATCCATTGAACTTTTGGGCACTTTCTTTCATTGTAGTTTGGAACTTGACGCGATCTTGGGCTAAGGCTTTTTTCTCAGCTCTCACACCGTTGACTTCTGCGACGAGACTTTCTGTTACCATGCGATCTAAGGCTTCCACCATCACTTGTCGATCATGTTGATAACGCTGCGCGAACTCTTCACGGAGTTCTGCACGAGCCTGCTCACGAGCTTCAACTAACTTGGCTTCCCAAGCTTCATTGATCTCTTGACGAGTCTCCTCGTTGATCAGTTCGCTATCTAGTAACGGTTTTAGACTATCTAACATAGTAATTCCCTTATATCTAAACTATACTTTACAGTACAGCATTTCCTGCCTTACGGCAGATACTTTGGCAGCTGATCACTCAACCGCTAAAATTCTCAACATTAAAGTTTTAATCCTTTAATTAAACGTAGTACTTCGTTTGAAACTGCTCGCTGTGCTCGACTGGTCTTGGCCGGATCCTTAAACATTTCCAGTAGCTTTTGACCACCGCGATGATTTAATAATCCTTCGTAGATCGCTGTAGGATATGCGTTTGGCGCCGAAGGTTGGGCTACTATATCCACAGTGACGATTTCAAAATCACTGACGTGTCCATTGTGATCATTGACATTGCCTGATCCACGACTACTTACACCCAATTTTACACCTGAATCCAACATGGTTTTTACTAATGATCCCATCGGTGTGGGCAATATCTTTAGTTTACCATAGCCACAAGCATCATCCATCCACATGTTTTCTATCATGTGACTGACACGATCGAGATTGATCTTGAGATCGTCGGGATGATCTACTTCACCTAATACACTATGACCGGTTTTAATCTGCTCATTGATAGTGTCAACAGCTTTGGCGATTTCATGTACTGGATATACTCGTTCGTTGGCGTTTCTTACCCCGCCTTCTATGCATATTCCCTTCATGTAAAGCGTTTTACCTGATCCATCGGCAGCTTCCTCAGACTCCAATACTACACGAGCCTGAGTAAAGCTGAGATGTTCTTTAAGATAGGTATTGCGAGCCATGTCTATCTATTATGCCTTAGGGAAAGGAGTTCTAGTATTAACACCAGCGGCTTGAGCAGTCACAGGCTTAGGCGTAGGTTCCATCTTGGCACCGTAGCCATCTTTAGCAGGTACGTTCTTAAACTTTCCAGCTCCGGGCAAATCGCCACGGCCTTGATCAGCATAGCTAGTTGGTGCTTTATAAGCGGCTGTGCCATCGGGATTGGCTTCACTGGCTGTATTTTTTACTGGACGACCCTGCATGCCAGCTGCGCCACTGTTAAATCTCGTTGGGCTCTTAGGATTAGCACCGTTGTCGCCGTGCTTAACTGGGGCAACTTTGTCTAATGCTATGTTCTCGCTCATAGGCTGTGATTCATCATGGAATTCACTTGTGTCGTCATCCATGTAAGCATCGCCGCCAACTTCATCACTGTTGGGTTCCATCTCATCATGCTCGTGGCCATGATCACCCATCAACATCTCAAATTCAGCCATTAATTCATCTAATTTGTCTTCGAGATCAACTACACGGTCTTCGATGTCATGCTCAATTTTATTGCCTTCATCGTGGTCGTGTTCGAGGTCATGTGTTTCGTCTTCGCCAGCTTCTTCGGCTTCGTCGTCGAATTCTACGTCTTCTTCCTCGTCTTCGTACATGCCTTCTTCTTCTGTTTCTACTTCACGCATTAAATCTTGGCTGGCATCTCCGGAAGTGTGATCCATGCCTTCTTCGATGTCTTCATCGCACTCGCAAGGATTAGCGTGACAGTGTTCACACTCTTCTTCGTTCATTAAAGTTTCATAGATTTCGCGTGACTTTTCCACTACGATATCGTGGAAAAGAGCTTTGGCTTTATCTTCTTCATCGTTGATTACATATTCAATCAACTGTTCAAATTTTGACGTCATTTAATTCTCCTTTAGAATGGCTCGTACAATATTTAAGGAGGAATTAGAAAAAGACGTATATTAAGGGGAGATATTACCAACTTTTGTGTAAAAGATATTACATATTATGTAAAAAGTATTACATAGGTTCTGCCGCAGGGGCATATTGAAGTCTTAATAATTTTAATTTGGCTTTGAATTCTGCTTTGCGCAGATCATTCATTTTTCTCAGCTTGTTGATCTGTGCCAACGTAAGGCGAGTTTTACGCAGTTGACCCATCTGAGGTTGGGTGTTGTCGTCATTGACGTTTTGATAAGCACTGGGATCACGCTGATAAAGTTCGTTTAATATCATAGTCTCGTATTTATAACTAGGAGAAAATTATAAACTAGCAGCATTATTAGCAGCGGGCATACCTGGAGTCGGGGTTACAGCAGGCTGTGGCCCGGCCCCAGTGTCAACATCACCCATGCCTAGACCACTGTCAGCCATTTCATCGCCTGTGGCTAAGTCAGCACTTAAGCCTGCGGGAGTGATACCAATGTTGCGCAAGTCAGCACCTTGTGCTGTGGCAACCTCGGGATTATCACGCTCTTCGCGCCACATTTCTTCATTTTCACGTATTTCAGCTTCACTTAGGCCTAGGAAACGTTTCATAGCGAAACGTTTGCTCATGTAAGGCAGTGGCTCTACATTAGAAAAATTAGTGATACGCGCAGTGTCTAACTCACTTTGACGATAGCTAGCAAAATTCTGTGGCTCAGTTAAGGTAATATTGAATAAGCCATTGTCAATATTAAACCCGCGCCACTTCATAAACATCTTAAACTCATCATCTAACTTCTGCATGATCAGTCTTTGTAGTCGTTCACAGTATTTGTTAAAGCGGAATTCTTGTATCAACGCTGTGCCCACACGCCCATCATTCATTGGCTGACTACTGTCGTCTGGGCCAGTGGGTAAATAGCTACTGGGCACTCGTAGGCCGCGAGCCATTTTATTATTGAAGTACTTTAAGTCATCGATTTCGCCTAAGTTTGAATTTTTGGTAAACACACCGGCACTTAACGCAAACGTATGATAGCCATGATAAATTTCATCACCGTCGATAGTTAAAGTACCAACATCCATTGGCTCATCTAAGTATTCAATTTTAGCAATTCGATGGTTGTGAACGCTTTCTTTTTTACGGAAATCAGACCAGCTAGTATAGCCATACTGTTTAACCATACTAGTCAGTCCTGTTGCTGTAAATCCTTTGTCTATACTCCAATTGCGAACTTTTTTATCTTTGTTTAATATTGCCAATTCATTAACGATGTTGATATTTTTATTCAGTTCATCGATAATATCATTAACAGTTATTTCGTGCGTAGTTTTGTCTTTAACCATATCGATCACACGCTTAAGCATACTGTGAGAATATGACACTGATTGCAATTCTTTCATATTGCTACGACGTTTTTCGTTGTTTTTCCAATCTTTTAGGTTACGGCCAGATACAAATTTACTACGTTCTTCTCTTAGCTCACTAGTCCAACCAGCTTTTTGTTGTTCACATACCCATTGACGATATTCTTCATCTTTGGCCATTTTTTCTAGTTTTGTTTTGTTTGCTATTTTAAATGCAGCTCTACTGTTAGCGGCCCGGATTGCCTTTGAATCATCATCTAATGATTCAAAGTACTTTTTAAGTCCAACTGCCTTATTCTCATTTAATTCTACTAGTTCTTCTTCTGTTAATGAACTATACCAATTTGTAAATCTTTCACCAACAGTTTTACAATATTTTTCATATTCTGCTAGATTATTATCTTTAAGATTTTGTAATCTACGTTTTGCGGCTAGTGTACCCAACTGTTGAGATTCTTTAGAAAATCCATGATGTTGATGTAGTTTTTGATGGTCGTGCCATGCCATCCAGCATAAATTTTCCGGGCTGTTATCATGCCTGTTAAAATTTACATGATGTCTGACATCATATTTGCCATCACTGTATTCTTCGTTAAATATTTTATATTTTACTAACGTATCTTTAAACTCATCTGCTACCATTCG